GCTAAATATAAGTAAGAGCACTATTATGACTAGGTAGATGAGTCAATTATTTGGTTTCCAAATACAACGTAAGGAGGGAAAGAAGGGTCAGTCCCCTGTCCCTCCTAATGCTGAGGAGTCGATTGCTGTAGCAGCAGGAGGCTACTATGGAACGTATGTGGACACGGACAATCAAGCTCGTAATGAGTATGAGATGATCCGTCGTTATCGTGACATGGCACTACACCCTGAGGTGGACAGTGCAGTTGACGAGGTAGTAAACGAGTTTGTTGTGAGCGATGCTCATGACACTCCTGTTGAAGTAAATTTAGATAACCTTGATGCTGGAATGAGTATCAAGAAAAAAATAAGAGATGAGTTTGAATATCTCAAAAGACTTTTAAACTTTGACAATCGAGCACATGAGATTGTCAGATCTTGGTATATTGATGGAAGATTATATTATCATAAAGTTATAGACCTAGAGAATCCTAAGAAAGGTATTACGGAACTTCGTTATATTGATCCTATGAAGATCAAGAAGGTTCGTCAAAAACTTGACCAGAAAAAGAACTTAGATTCATTGCAAAAACAGGCAATGAAAGGTACAGCATTAGAGTACGAGTACGGAACATTTGTAGATTACTATCTTTATAATCCTAAGGGTTTTTATAAAGGTGGTGTTTTAGGACCTGTTGGTGACATGTCATTGTCACAAGGTGTCAAGATGGCAATAGATTCTATTACATTCTGCCCTTCTGGACTACAAGATTTAAACAAGAGAATGACTCTTGGTTTCCTACACAAGGCAATCAAAGCGATCAATCAACTTAGAATGATTGAAGACTCTCTAGTTATATACAGACTTTCTCGTGCACCAGAGCGTAGAATATTTTATATTGACGTAGGTAATCTTCCAAAGGTAAAGGCAGAACAATATCTCCGTGACGTCATGGCACGTTATCGTAATAAGTTAGTTTACGATTCCAGTACTGGAGAGATGCGTGACGATAAAAAGCACATGAGTATGCTAGAAGATTTCTGGTTACCACGTAGAGAAGGTGGTAGAGGAACAGAGATTACTACATTACCAGGTGGTCAAAACCTAGGTGAACTCAAAGACGTTGAGTATTTTAAAAAGAAATTATACAACAGTTTGAACTTACCTCCATCTCGTCTTACAGATGACAACAAAGGATTTAATCTAGGTAAGACAACTGAAGTTCTCCGTGACGAACTTAAGTTTACTAAGTTCATTGGTCGTCTCCGTAAAAGGTTTAGTGAGATGTTCCAAGATATGCTTAAGACTCAACTGATCTTAAAAGGAGTTATTGCTCCAGAAGATTGGGAAGATATGAAAGAGCATATACAGTATGACTTCTTATTCGACAATCACTTCAATGAATTAAAAAACATTGAGATGTTTAACCAACGTATAGCAACTGTCACACAGATGGATCCTTTCGTTGGCAAGTACTTCTCCGTGGCACACATTCGTAAGGAAGTTCTTGGTCAAACCAACAAGGATATGCGAGAGTTAGATAAGGAGATGCAGCAAGAGATTGATCAAGGTATTGTTATGTCGCCACAAGATGTGAATACATTTGATACTATGGATCGTCAAAACACTGCTTTCCAACCAGAACTTCAAGCACAAGCAGCTGATGATGCTGTAGAAAGAGAGATAGATAAGGAAAAACGTAGACCTAAACCACCAGTTTCCGCATCTCAACCATCCAATAATAATAAATAATAATTGCTACAAGAATATTATGACTGAAAATACAGATGTTAATAAAGAACTTGGTTCTGTAGATATTGTCGATAAGATTGACAATAACCAACGAGCGTCTGCTATTGATGCTATCCACGACTTGTTATTTGGCAAAGCTTCACAAGCAATGGCAGATTATAAGAAAGTGGTTGCCAATACATTCTTTGATGAACCAACCGAGACAGAGATACCAAACAATGAAACTGATAACGGAAACGATTGAAGACGTTAAACTCGTAACAGAGGAAAAAAACGGAAAGAAACTTCTTTATATTGAAGGAGTGTTCTTACAATCTGAGTTAAAAAATCGCAATGGTCGTATGTACCCCTTCACTGTTCTTGACCGTGAGGTTAAGAGATATAATGAAGAGTATGTACAATCTAAACGTGCTCTCGGTGAACTTGGACATCCCGATGGTCCTACTATCAATCTTGATAGAGTGTCTCATAGAATTACTTCACTCAGAGCAGAGGGAAATAATTTTATTGGCAAGGCACAAATTTTAGACACACCAATGGGTAACATTGCTAAGAACTTACTTGGCGAAGGTGTTCAGTTGGGTGTTTCCTCACGTGGTATGGGAAGCATCGACAAGACAGAAAGTTGCAATGTTGTGCGTGATGACTTCATGCTCACCACTGCTGCAGACATAGTAGCAGACCCCTCCGCACCTGATGCTTTCGTTAATGGAATCATGGAAGGTAAAGAATGGGTTTGGTGTAACGGTATACTAAAGGAAACTGAAGTTGCTAAATATAAAAAGATAATGAGCGACGCAAGTCGCAATGATGTAGAGGCAAAAACGCTCCAAGTTTTTGAGCATTTCCTCTCAAATCTTTGATTCTATAAATAATTCATATCACTATACGGAAAATTATTAAGGTAAACTCTAATGTCAGATAAACTTAACGAAAAATTTGAGGAGTTTGCTACCGAGCAAAAAGTGACTATCGTGGAAGGCGACCCTATGCCGACTGTTTCCGCAAACGTCATACCAGGCACAGGTAGCGAACCATCTCAGGTTTCTGATGCACAGACATCAAATGGTGGCGGGAAAGATCCTATGCCAACAGTTGATGCTGGTAAATCATATGGACAGTCTGCTCCTGCAGATTTAGGTGGTACATCCACCACTCCTAATGAGCACGATGATGATGGTGAAGAGAATCCAGGTGCTAAGGCAGCCGCTCCAGTAGGAGATAAGGCAGCACAAAGCGATGGATCTGCTCAGACATCTAACATTGGAGATGCTGGTGATCAGGGTACACAACCTACAGTTGGTGCAGATGCTGCATACGGAACTGGTACAGGTTCTAGTGTAACCTATCCAATCAAACCATCATACGAAGACCTTGATGTTTCCGATGATGTCAATGCCCTATTAGAGGGAACAGAACTCTCAAAAGAGTTTGCTGAGAAAGCGAAGACTATCTTTGAAGCAGCAATCAAAGCAAAACTCAACGAAGAGTACGACAAGCTTGTAGAACACTTTGCTACAGAACTCGAAAAGCAAGTAGATACTGCTAAGGCAGAGCTTTCCGAGGAAGTAAATGGCACAGTTAACTACGCCATAGGTCAATGGATGGAGACTAATCAAGTAGCCGTTGATCGTGGAATCAGAAATGAGATCACAGAAGACTTCATTGCGGGTCTAAAGGGTCTCTTTGAGGAGCACTACATTTCTATCCCAGACGAGAAAGTCGATGTGGTAGAAGGTATGGCTGACTCTATTCGTGAAATGGAATCACGCCTTGACGAACAGGTCAAAGCTAATGTGAAATTACAAAAGCGTCTTGACGAATCTGCAAGAACAGTTATTCTGAAGAATGTTTCAGAAGGACTAGCAGATACTCAGAAGGACAAACTCGCTGCACTCGCTGAGAGTCTAGAGTTTACATCTGAAGAGGAATTCTCTAAGAAGGTTACTACCATCAAGGAGTCTTACTTTACAGAAAAAACTGTAACACCAAGTGAAGTTGCAGACGAAACTCCAGTATTAGGAGCATCAGATAAGGATATTAGTCCAGCAATGGCACAGTATCTTGATGCGATGAATCGTTGGGGTCAATAAATTATAAATCTATTTTTCTTAAAAGAGCAAAATGTTTAACTCAAAAGCTCTAACAGAGAAGTGGTCACCTGTTCTAAGTCATGAAGGTGCTGGCACCATCAAAGACAATTATAGAAAAGCTGTTACCGCTGTTTTGTTAGAAAACACAGAGGCTACATTAAGAGAAGAACGTGGAATGATCAATGAAGCATCCAACACAGTTGGTGCCATTGGTACAAGCGGTCTATCTGGTAGTGGTCTTGCTACAAATACAGGTGGTCTAGCTGGTTTCGATCCAGTGATGATTAGCCTCATCCGTCGTGCTATGCCAAACTTGGTAGCATACGACATCTGTGGTGTACAACCAATGAGCGGTCCTACAGGACTAATCTTTGCAATGAAGTCACACTATCAGCAAAATGGATCTGCACTAAGAGCTGGAAACGAAGCACTCTTCAACGAACCAGATCCTAACTTCTCTGGTAACACACAAGGACCTGCAGCATTTAACGATCCAGTTTCTCCTCTTGGAGACGGTGGTACAACTGATGCTAACCCAGGTTTACTTAACGATGCTACTGGTGGTGGTACAACTGCTGGTAATTACGAGCGTACTGCTGGTAATATCGCTAGAGAAGATGCTGAAGTTCTAGGATCTGGATCTACTCTCTTTAACGAGATGAGTTTCAGTATAGAGAAAACTTCTGTTACTGCTAAAACAAGAGCACTAAAGGCAGAGTACACTCTAGAACTAGCACAAGACTTGAAAGCAATTCACGGTCTTGATGCAGAGCAGGAACTTGCTAACTTACTATCAAGTGAGATCCTTGCTGAAATCAACCGTGAGGTTGTTAGAACTGTTTATACAGTTGCTAAGTCAGGTGCACAAAACAACGTTGCAAACGCTGGTGTATTTGATCTAGACGTAGATAGTAACGGAAGATGGTCAGTTGAGAAATTCAAAGGACTTATGTTCCAAATCGAAAGAGATGCAAACGCAATCGCACAGCAAACTCGTAGAGGAAAGGGTAACTTTATCCTAACATCTGCAGACGTTGCTTCTGCTCTTGCTATGTCTGGTACTCTAGACTACTCTTCTGGTTTAACAGGTGCTGGTGGTCCTTCAATTGGTGAAGTAGACGACACAGGTAACCTTTTAGTTGGTACAATGAATGGTCGCATCAAAGTTTATGTTGACCCTTACTCAGCAAACGTATCTAATACACACTACTATGTTGTAGGATACAAAGGTACATCACCTTACGATGCTGGATTATTCTATTGTCCATATGTGCCCCTACAGATGTTAAGAAGCATCGACCCATCTACCTTCCAACCAAAAATTGGTTTCAAGACTAGATACGGTATGGTTGCTAACCCATTTGTACTTAACGGAAGCACTCCTGATGCTGAAGCTCTTACACACGGTAAGAACCAGTACTACAGAAGAGTTAGAGTAGCAAATCTAACATAAGTGTGGAAAACTCCCTAACATTGTTAGGAAACACAAACAGGGATCCTACGGGATCCCTTTTTTTATGCTTAAATATAAGTAGAGTAAAAAAATCCATGGACGATTATTGGCAATGAATCAATCATCTGTTATACTATTGTTATGCTTATCACCGTTACTGGTGATATTTCTTGTAATTAAAATTTCACTGTGGATTACTGAAACCATGAGATTTAGTTCAGAAACAGATAAACTAAAACGAATGCAACACGGACCTTACATCGTCTGGGACGAGGAGGATGATCTAGATGAATAACAAAATTAAACACTACCTAAAAACTAACGACATGTTATCTCAATACGGAAGAAACCTAATTTCTCAAGACAACAAAGTAAAAAAAGCATACGAAAAACCATTCTTTAAGACCAAGAAACAAACTATGGTTAGTAAAGAAGAAGTTGAAGATATGATTGAGTTTGCTATCAACCAACACAATAGAAACGCTGGTCTAATTAGTATGGCACTAGGGTTTGCATTTATTGCCTTGTTTGCTGATGGTCTATTCAGAGTGTTAGGTTTAATACCTCCGTTTATGGGTATTGATGTGAGTGTCGTACAAGACGTAGTAGATAAACTAAAAGACGAAGTGCTAAGACAAACATAAATACTAAGTAGTCGAGATATTAACATGCCTTTAGGCGGAGCAGATTGGTATAAAGAACAACCAACCAATAGAAACTTTTTAAACCCTATTGGTTTTATCCTCAAACTAGAAAAGTTTGAAGGTGTAGATTTCTTTTGTCAATCAGCAAACCTTCCTGATATCAACATGCCTAGTACTCAGGTAGCAAGTCAATTTAGAAACTTGCCTATTATACCTGGTGGAGGAGTAGAGTTTGGTGATCTTTCAGTGACCTTTATTGTAGATGAAGATCTAAAGAACTACAACAGTATATACAAATGGATGCGTGACAATGGTAATGCGGATCAGATGGCGAGAGAGACACCAGAGGAAGATATATTTACTAATGGTCAATTACTGATAACCACCAGTGCATTCAACCCTGCATTTGTAGTAGACTATCAGAATTTATTCCCTGTAGCACTGACAAATTTGCAATTTGATGCTACAATAGGAGATGTAGAGTACATTACTGCACAGGTTACATTTAAACATCAGCAGTTCTTCCTACGTGATAAAACATTTAAGAAAATATGAATTTTGATTCTCTTCATAATAAATTTCAAAAACTTAGAGAAGAATGGGCAGAAGATAGTCATGTAGACTTTCAATTTAAGAACAAACAATATAGTGCTGACTTAGGACAACTTGCATTAGACATACCTTTCCAACACAATAAATACTTAAACCATTACACTGACATATCTCAAATAAAAACTTCTCTAGAGTTTGAAATTCGTAAATTAGTAAAGGAAAAACGTGAGTACTATTCTGGTGAAGCAGATGCAAAGACGTATGCTGCTAAACCATTTGGATCTCATATAAAGACAACTGAAAAGATGAAGGTCTACATAGAGTCTGATGATGAGATCATCAACCTAGAAGCAAAGATCAAGTATCTAGAACAGATGATGTACTTCATAGATCATGTTATGAAGCAAATATCAAATAGAGGTTTTCAAGTAAAGAGTGCCATTGAGTGGGAAAAGTTTGTTAATGGACAATAATGACACATCTTACTGTAAAGAAAAAGAATGAAGTTTATATAACTATTCATTCTG